GGGCACTATTTCTAGTATCTCGCAGCTATCAGGAAAGATAGATTTATCTATCTCACTAAACATGATTACTTGGCCTGGCGGCTTCGGATCATGGCCAAAATGTCTTCGGCCTTTTGCGTTGATTTTGGAGCAGCAACAGGCTCAGCTGCAAAAGATTTTTCTGCGGCAGCAACATCTTCGTCAAAGTCTGCAGCCGGTGCTGAACGTGCTGCTGGCTTGGCGGGAGTGTCATGCACATCGCCGTGTCCATCTACTGCGAGTGAACTACCGGCAGGTGCGTTGACACCAGCAGGACGGAAGTATTGACCCCAGCGTTCGGTATCATAAGGCTGTCCGTCCACTGACGCTTCGAACATTTCTTTGATCACCCTGAGTTCAACATCACCAGGTTTCTTGGGCAAGAATGTGCTCAAGTCGAACAAACCATGTGTGTCCACAGCAGCCTGTTCAGTTTCAGTCAAGGCCGATTCCTTGCGAGCCCACTTGCTGGTGTTGTAGTCAGCATAGCCGCCCTTGGAGGTCTTGGCAATACGGAAGTCCAGTCCACGCAGGGTATCAGTTGGCAATTCTTCCAGTTCTGGATCCATTAGTGCGCCCTTGATCAGAGTAAACAACTGTGGGCCAATGATGAACTTACGGATTGGATTGTCCGGAGTCTTGTCGTCGCCAATGGGATTCTCACGCACAAAGCCTTGGAAAATGTAACTGCGTTTCTTCCAGTATTTGCGACCCATGTCTTCCAGGCTCTTGTCTTTGAACCAGCCACGAACTTCGGCCAAGATTGGGCAAGCATCGTTCCACATTTCCACGCAGGGCACTTGGACCATGACTTGTTTGGAATCCATTTCGCCTTTGACGCCATTGAATGGCAGTCGAATCATTTGTCGTTCGATCCAGAAGAATGTGTTTTTGGGGTTGCCATCGGCTAGAAATCGAAGTGAGGCACTTTGTCCTTCTTCCATGTTCCAGTGTGGGTAAATTGATCGGTCCCCTCCGCCTTGGGAGTTGTTGGAACCTTTGTTTTCGGCTGCTGCCAAACGTGCGCGAATGTCTGCTAGTGATGCCATATTGTGTTGCCTTTCTTGTGCGTTAATATGATTTAAAAAATTTAAGATAGTCTTAAATGTTGCCTACAGGGTTATTTTAACACAGCCTGTCTGTGTTTCCTACCTTTACAGTAGAGAATTTTGCCTATCTAGTTGTTTACGGAAGTGTGTGCCACTACACACACTTCTTTGTTTTATTTATGTTACTTGAGCAGAGCCAGCGATTTTATTCTGGCCAGCAAGGCATCACCAGCTTGACTTTCTTGCACTCGACTTTCATGCATGCCACATTCGGTTAGGCCATGTTCGGGACACATTTCATTTTTCCGGGTGTGATTACAAACACTGGCTTCTGCTACATCTTGTGTTTCGGGAAATTTTGCTATAGTTTTTCGGTTGCCAGTTTCGTCGGTGATCATTGCCTTGGCTATTGGTTGCGATCTGGCTGTCATGATTTCTGCTGTGGGATATTGTTTCTGTATTTTTGCAATCCACGCATCTCTTGCTGCGTAATCTTCTTTGGACCCCATTGAAGCTGGCATCACAAATGCCTTTCCTTCCGCTGCGGCACCTTGCTTTGGCTGTACTGTATAATGATTAAGATCAAGATCAATAGTGTCTTTTCCCAGGTCCTGAATTGTGCGCTTGCCGTATATTTTAAGTGTGACTTTACCAGGAGCAACGGCCAATACTGTTCCCGGCATTGGCATCATTTTTGATCTAGGATCACTATGTCGGTATAAAACTTCATCGCCTACTTGGAGTGTGTAATCTGCATTAGTCATACCTTCCGCTACAGCTTGATCTCTACGATCTAGTGATGCTTGGGCCAACGCAGTTGGTTCTTCTGGCCTGTTACTATAATCCATTCGGGCACCAATTGATGCAGCAAATTTTTTGGCATTGTCTTCAAAATCTTTTCTTATTTTATCCAAGTCTTGTTGCGTAATAGTACCAGTCTTTCTATAGATTCTTCCTGCTGCTTTTGCATAATCGGCACCTGCTCTCACAGCCTTGGCCATAAGTGCTAGTTCAGCAGGTGTTGCATTTTCCATACCGTCAATAGTCACTGAACCAAATTTGTCGCCAAAAGTTCCAGGTGGCAGATCCTGATCGTAGTATTGTCTAATACCTGTTTGCTCAGCATTAAAATATTTAAGTGCGTTTCTTACTGTATCAGTTAGTAATCCTGCTTGAGCCTTACCGGTTTGTCTGTTAAATGTATTTGGAACAGTGGATCCAAAGTGTTTTACTTCAAGTTGACTAAGTTGTTTGGCCAATCCCAATCTTTGTTCTGGTGATGCTTTTGATAATTTCTCTTTGACATGGTTGGACCATTCAGTAAAATCATCTGCTTCGTCCTTCCAACCTTCCGCCACACCTTGCTCATCAAGTTCATATTTTAAATCACCAGCCATGGCTTTGAGTTCCAGTGCAGCTTTCTTTAATACATCAGCAGGTTCCATAGCAATGATATAATCAATGTCGCCATTGTGTTTGTCAAACAGCATGGCCCAGAACGGAGCATTGTTGTCTAAATACTCTAGTCCGTCGTCGCCGTAATCGTAAATTTGACCAAAGTATTTCTTGATGTATTTGCCAAACTTCTGACTCTCAGGATCGGCAGCTTCCGTCACACCTTGCTTTAGTTGTTTTAAGAGTTCTTGCTTTTTTTGTAACAAGTGTTGTTGCTGCCAAGAATTTTTCATAACCTTTATTAATTTATTAATAATGATTAACTCTTTTTGTAATGCCTGTTTATCAAGGCCTTCCGCCACACCTTGCTTGGCCAACATCTTCTTACCTGGTTCTGCTGCCTTGTCCTTGGCCATTCTTTGTTTTTGCTTGTCGGCCGCTGCTCTGTATTCAGGACTGTTAATATCTCTATATGGAGTCTTTTGTTTTTCTTTAGGACCTGAGCCTTCCGTCACACCTTGCTCTAATTCTTCTGCTGGCCAGCTAATATAACTTTTACCGTTGATATCACCTGCTTGCACAACAAACACACCGCCGTTGTCGTAGCCTTCGTCTTGACCAATTTCCCAGCCAGCACTCATCAATGTTTGTTCTACTCTAGGATCTTCATCACCATTCCACCACTGTGCCGCTAACCGCTTTAGCGTGTCTTCGCTAAATCCATCGTCGCCTCCGTCGTCTCCGCTGCCGGGTGGGGCAAATTCATTCAGACCTTGTGTTGCATACTTGGCGTACACATTGCTGTTCTCGCCGTAACCATGACTGCGAGCCATTTTCTGTAGTTGTTCTTTGCTCTTGCCTTGGAAGTATTCTTTCTTTTCAGCGTCAGACATCTGACGAATTTTTTCTTTGATTCGAATTACCGACGCTGGCATGGCGCCTTCTGTCATGCCATATTTTTTCATCAATCGGCCAATTTGACTGTCTGGATTTGGTCGATTGCCAGATTTTAAAAATGCACGGATCATGCTTAATTCTTGTTGCTTGCGTTCATCAGCGTTGTCAGCAGCAGGTGCAGCACTGGTGTCATCACTGCGGCCAGATGATTCGGGTTCATAGTACCAGCCCATGCCTGGATTATTGCCACCAGTTTGTGCTGGATTGTCAAATTTGAAATAGGCAATCTGTTTGCTACCCCAATAGCCTTTAAACACACCAGTGTCATCATCAAAGTCTTCACGATCAAAATGATCTGCTTCAAATTGCTCAAAGTAATCCGCACTGCGATTATATCGCTTGGGCTTGGGATATTTGTATGGGTCGTCACCGGCTTCGTCATCGCCGCCTGCACCGGGAGCAAATTCGTTCAGGTGGCCTTGTTCACCTACAACTGCTTTGCCGCCGCCCATGAAATTAGTTGCAGCCGCCTTGCCCAGTGTTTTGCCAGCTTTGCCAGCTGCTGCATCACGCATGCCACCAATGTGGCGACTGCCGTAATCAGTCCGTTCGCTTTTGCGCGGCTTGCGAAATTTGCCCTGTTGGATTTCACCACCACGTGCCAGAAAGTCATCCACTGCGTCTTCGTCCACATTTTGCTGATCTGACTGATCCTGTAACATTTCTTCTCGTGACTTGTCATACTTGGTTTCAAATTCTTCATCGCTCATGAGAGGATCTTCAAGATCCATGACCAATTCTTTTACACGACTTTCTCGAACTGGTTGAGACTGATCAGCTGTTGGTTCAGCAGGCAGTTGAATACCCAGCTTGGCCAGGCGGGCCTGTACATCAGTGTCTGCCCAGATGTTGGCTCTAGCATCACGAGCTGCCAATTGTTCCAGGTGGTCAAACAACTCATCGTCACCCACTAGGTCATACAGTTGCTCAGTGGCGTTGGTGGCATCAGGTCCCACAATCAGTTCGCGGCTCATGAGATCTTGTAGTTGTTGCTGTTGTTCAGGAGTTTCAGGCAAAGCCCAGGTGCCTTCAGTCAAGCGATGGGCCCAGGATTCAAATATGTCGGCTTCTTTCATACAGTTCTCTTGTTGTAGTCGTGCCAGCACAGGAAGTGCCGCTTCAATTCGGCTGTCCAAAGTCTGTTCCACAAACATGGTCTTGATAGAATCTACCAGTTCTTCTTGTAGTGTGGTTTCAGTTGGATGCCAGGACTCAAAATAGGTTTTGTAGCCACGTGAGCTGCCTATTCTTTTGAGATTTTCTCTTGTGTTTTTGTAGTAGACTTGTGCTTCAGACACTAATCCAGCAGTGACACCTTCCAGCACACGGCCAACACTGGCACGGTTGAATCTTGCCAGTGTGGCAATCTCACTGACCATTTCAGTGATATGGCTGCCACGCACATCATAAGGCTTGCCGCCTTGCCGTACATGTTCCAGCATGGCACGGCCGCCGGCTAGGTTCTTGAATTGGAGACGATAACGTTCTGTATCAGCTGTTTCAATAAACAAACTTTCCACATAGCGAAAACGGGCATCTGTTTCTCCCAGGGTTCGGTTGTGCTGTATCACCAGTCGTGCTTCTGTAGGCTCACCGGAGTAACTGACCCGGCGGGTGCCATAGTAGCCTTCAAATAGGCCTTCTTTGATGGCAGCAAGACCCTGCATGGTGTATTTGACTTGGTTGATGTTCTTGGGACTGTAGGTCCAACGACGCATGTTGGCAAACTTGTGCAGGTGCTGCACAAAGTCAAAGAATTCGTTTTTATCGTTGCCTTCCATACTGCGACCCAGATTGTCGCCGTAGAACACTTGTATTTCGTTTTCAGTATTCAGGATAATGACCATGGTGCCGTAGTTTTTGCCGGTGCTGCTCACATAGTCAAATGTAAAGATGTCAGCGTTTTCAGCATCAGTTGGGCGGCCTTCACGGTCCAGCAGTTCGGCCTGGAAATCGCGGCTGGTCAACAGGTCATTTAATTGTACGGATATATTTTCTTGTGCCATAGTGTGTTATTTATGCGTTAGCCCATTACAGATATGAATGGAAACGGTTCTACAATAGAGTCTCCGTGATCTTTGAGGTGCGTGTCCAGGTCAGTATGATAGGTCTGCAGCATCATCAGCATGCGAACAACCAGCAAACTAGCCATGACCAAATCATCAGTTTCGCCAGGCTTGGCAGCGTAACTGGTGCCCTGGGCCACAAAGTTCTTGAGCTCACTGACCAAGGGTCTGCTCTGGATTTTCATACGATCAGATTCCACAAGAATCTTGAACTTGTTGCAGGCTGTGATCTTGCTTTTGTGAGTGGTATTAAAGCCCTTGCGAAATCTACGGCCTGAACTGCCTGTAACTGAATTGTCACTGAGGAAATAGCCTGGGATATTTTCTTCCCCATATTCAGCAATGGAGATTAGTGCTGCTTCGCCCAGCGTGTTGTTTTCCACTGAGTAATAGATGCTTTTGTCATCCCGGGTGACTGCGTGTAATTCTTTGATAATGTCCACCAGGATGCGTATTTGTGTGGGTATGTCAGTACGATTGTGACGCCATTCAGCCACCTGCTCAGTGGTGCCTGCTTCAAACACCTGTATAGCAGCAGGATCGCTGCCGGTGCCCAGGCTTGGGTCCAGGGCAACAATATACATGGCATTGGGTTTGAGTTCAGAATACCATCGCACCTGCCCTGTACGACGAACAGGTTCTATGCCTTGTATGTCCATCAGTTTGATAGGAGCAATCAAAGTTTCATCATTGATCACGAACTCGCAATCAATCTCTCGACGAAATCGTTCTTCGCCCAGTTGAGCCTGTTGTTCTGCTCCCCATTGATCTCCACGTTCAGGATGCTCTCGCCAGTAGCTGCGAAACGCTCGGAATCCGTTGATGCCTAGTTCAGTTTGATTGCCGTGCTCGTCTTCGGTCTTGTTGGCACCTTTCCACAAGAACGCAAACTGATCTTCGTCTGAGTTAGGAGTGCTTGTGATAATGGCTTTACCACCTGTTGCAAGTGTAGGGCTAATGGAGGTCCAGAATTCTTTGGCAATAGTGGGTCTCACAAACGCAAATTCGTCAGCGTATAACAGTGATATACTCATACCCCGGCCGGTTGTTTCTGTTGTGGTTTGACTCACAATGCGTGAACCGTTTTCAAACTCAATGGAGCCTTTGTTGTAGCTGGTGGCACCTGCTCTAATGTGATTGGGACACAGCTCATAAGCATATCTTATGCGTTGCATGATTTCTTGGGCACCTGTGTATTTGTGAGCAGCAATAAGAATGGTCGAATCTGGCACAAACATAGCATACCATAGGAGATATCCTGCTGCTGACGTTGACTTGCCTGTCTGTCGCGGCATCAGGCTAATTGAGTATCGGTAGTTGTGATAGGTGTGTATCAGTCGTTTTTGATACTCAAATGGATGATACAACATTTTACCACGTGTGGGATGCTGAATATAAAAGAAGTTGTCCATGAAATACAATGGACCAGTCACAGGGTCAGCGCAGGCAGCAAACTCTTGCAGTTCTTGTTCTGAGTAGAGTTCTTGTCGATGCGGTGCTTTGACCAGGACTGTTTCAAGTACCTTGCTCATGATCTAGTAGATTCCTGGTTGATTTGATGTTGCGAATACATGACATTTGCTATGTATTTTTGGTAAAGTTTTCCAGGATGCATCAGATCTCTAGCAAGATCGACCTGGCCCCATCCAGCTTGATTTTCTGTTGCACCCTTGGACGAACATGCAAATAGAGGAATATTGGATTTTGCGCATATTTGTTCAATAGCAAGCATGGTTTTTTTTGTGTTATAAATGCCATTGAACGGTTGGGACAACCACTCTTTGGCAAAACTGTCATGTTGCCCCAGGGTGCCAATTTGTATTATGGGAAATCCGTTGTGAATGTCACAGTACTCAAATCTTGGTTCAGGTGGTATCAAAAGAAAAATAAATTTTGGCTGCAGTCTATCAATATAGTATTCCAGAATTCTAAATACAGTGTCAATCGAGGCTCCGCCGCTGCCTAAATTCCACACTGTTAAATCCAACATAGACGCCAGCATGTGCGGCCAGGTTTGCTCTAGATGCAATCCTGTTCCTTCGGTAAAACTACATCCCAGGGCCAGAGCACATGGCCTGCTATCAAATTCTTTGCATCTGTAGCCATGACTATTGTATGAATATTCAACAACAGAATCGATCCAGCCCAGTGTGTGCAACAAATTACGAGTTGAACTGTTTTGCATATTTTTTTCATACCGTTCCGGGGTATCAGTCCCGTTCCAATGTATAGTCTGTTCTTTGTGAGCATAATTGTACTGGTATGGAGGCATGATGTCGTTGGGAAATAAAGAAGTATTCATAATGTGTTATGTCACTGGTTGAAATATATTTTCTATCCAAAATAAATTGAGTTTTAAATCAGATGTTATTTGCATAAATGCTCCAGCTCGGGCCATAACTGAACAAAGTTTCCTGTTTGGTCTGTATGATATTGATTTTCAATTTTATGAATGTGTTGTTTGAATTTGTGTTCAATGCCAGGCCTAGCAGCAGTAACTGCTTGATACATAGCCAGAGAGTTGTCAAAGAATGTTTGTTCGGCCGCAGTTGTTTGACCGGACAGATAGAACTTGTGAATTTCTTCTACTGCTGCTGCTGCAACTTTGGGACCGTGCAAGAATGGATCCAAGTAGTCGGGTTGAAACAAATTTTGCCACAGCACACTCACACCCATATCTTGCGTAAATTGTCTAAATTCACAAACGCGAGTGGCATTGTAGATATTGTACACTGCATGGATGCCGCCCCAGTGACCCTGTGTTTGCATTAGATTTTTGATTGTGACCAAGTTCTTTTGTATCAGTGGCCAGGTGGCGCCATGTCGTACATACTCAAACTTTGAGTCTATGTTGTCAAAGCTCATACTCCAGCCCACACGTTTGCGCTGTGCTAGTTTTTGAAATATGTTGTTGTGCTCAAGATCCACACTCATGTTGGTAATAAGTGTCACAATAGCGTCTGAAGGAATTACATCTAACAGTCGATTGTTCTCAGGCAACAGCAAGGGTTCGCCGCCAACCAGTGCCACTTCATGTATGTGTTCTTGGTGCTGTTTGATAAAATCACACACTTGGTCGTAGTAGGGCCTGGCACCTGATTTAAAAGGAACTTTTTTTATACTGGCCCATTTTGAACTGCAGGATTCTCCACAGTAGTTACAACTGAGATTACATGTGGTGTTCCATCTCACATCCACAATCACTGGGTAATGATATTTTATACCAGCAGTGGCATAATCAAAGCCGGAATTGACATTGTTATGCCACTGGCGTTCAGAATCAGCGCCAAATCTTTCAGCCTGCACACAATTTTTGCAGTAACTGTGTGCTTGACCTGTTGCAAGTCTTGTTCGAATTTCTTGCATTAATTCACTATTGAGTATTTCTTCAATGGTGTTATTGTTGAGATTGCCCAGCATGTTGGGGTTGCCAGCACAACAGGTTTTGACATTGCCTTGTGGATTGATATGCAGACCTCGCCAGGGGGCTGCACAGTAAAAATTATTCATGTAGTATTTACATGCCCAATTTGATTGGGAGATTAATTACACCAGCTTTGTTTTGCTTCGCCGTAGTATTCTCGTGCGAATCCATTTTGTATCAGCATGACTCTGAGACTTTGCCCGTTAAGCAGCACATCGCCTAGCACTCGTCCACCGTACTTGTCCCAGTCCATGAGCACAACCTGACGCTTGGTGCTGGCAGCAATGGCTTGTTTGGTAAATGCACTTGCGGCTTCGCCACGCTGTGCTTCACTGGCACAGGCTGCACGATGTCCTTTTTCGGGAGTGTCTACGCCAAACACTCGGATGCTGAGTTCTTTCTTGAGCGGGGCTGGCAAGAAGTCTGCTTGAAAAGCCACAGTGTCGCCGTCTATGACTCTGGTGATCACAGCGTCATAGGTCACACCAGGCTTTTGTTTGGGTTGTGCAACGGCCAGCACAGGCACTATCAGTAAAAGTGCAAGTATTTTTTTCATATCAATATTAAGTGTAGCCCTTGAATGCCTGTATGGGACTTTGTGTGTGGGTGCTGGGCACTTCTTCCGAATCCATGTCGCCTGCATTTAAATCTTTATAATCAGCTCCGGCTGCTCGGAATGCCTGTTTCAACATTTCGTGCTCAATTTCAGTGTAGGGATAGGCACCACGTTTTTTTCCTATCCAGCTTTTGGAATCCATGTCCAGCACTTTGTCTGACCCGTCGGCCATGGCCACTGCCATCATCACACGATTCATGGTATAGTCACTGTTGGCACGTTCAGCATCGCCAAATATGGTCAGCCCTCGTGTGGCTGCTTGACGTCGAATGCCAATCTTGCCATCACGTTCAACAATGAACTCACGTGCTCGCATGTTTAGAACACGCTGCTTTGTGCAGAACTTGCTGTGCCTAGTTCTAGTGCTGTCCAGTTTGAACCTGTAATAGTAACCTTGTTACCAGCACCAGAATATGTTTCGTACACTGTGTTGGCAGGAATATTGATAGGCACAGAATATAGGTTACCAGCAGCGGCTGCTGTGCCCAGAGCCACAGCATACACTTGGCACGTTACTGCTGTATTGCCTGTGGAGATTTGCAATTTGTCTGTGGACACAGTTGTGTTTGCAAGACTTGTATGAACGGTAGCCATTACTTTTTATCCTCAGGTGGAATTGCAATCACTGGTTGAAACAACTGCCGTGTCTGATGCAGCACGCCGGGAATGTCAACAGGTTGTTGTTTGTAGCCCTGAGTGGCTGGACTGTGAGGATTCATCACAGGAGGGGTTGTTAGTGTTTCGTTTAGAGGTTTGTACATTGTGTTTCCTTTATGATATTACCAGGCGCGGCATGACCAATATCGTGCCTTTGTGCGAGGTCCTGGATTGTCGCAGTTGTGTCGAGCTCTAAAACTTTTGCGTCGAGCAGGATTTGATTTTTTGATGGTCATGTTGGGGTCACCAAAGTTGACTTTGACCACATTGCCTTGTGGGTTCTTGACGTAGACTTTGGATTTTTTAACATCACCCTGCATGGGCTTGCCCAAGGGTACCTTGCGGCCTTGGTATTCAGCTTCGGCCACACCTTGACCACTCATTGCTTTGTATTCACTAGTGGCTTTATTGAACAGGTCAAGCCATTGGTTAGATAAGTCAATAAGTTCTTGATCTTTTTTAGGATCTTGTTGTCCACGATAATCTGATCTCATTCTGATGCTATCAAGTAATTGGAGAAATTTTGAAGCATATTCCATTGCGCGGTAAATTTCCGCTTTGTATTCCGGGCCATAAAGTTTTTTGCCTGCAAGTTTCGAAAACAAGTCAGTCCATCCTCTTTCATCGAAAAGTTTATAATTTCTAACCAATTCTTCAACTTTATCAGCTGCGCTGAATTTATCATCAGCGCCTTCCGCCATGCCTTTACGCAAAGCATCACGAGCCATTACGGTATTCTGTTGCATTCTGTCAGGGCCAAAGCCATGCAATCTGTTGCCTGCTGATACCGCAGCACCAGTTGCCTTGTTGACTTGTTTTGGTGTACCTGAGTAGCCACTTGCTGAGTTTTTAGACCAAGTGTCCATTGTATCTGTTGCTCTGGTTTGAACTGCTCTTAATGCGGCTTTACCAGCTGGAGTATTACCTATTTCATCAAGTTGGTCCTCCGCCACACCTTGCTCTTCATAAACTGTATCAACATCGGGTCTAGAACCCAGGTAAGTGAAACGATTTGTAGTATCCCATTCTTGGAACGCTGCTTTTGCTTCTGCTGCGCTGGTGGCTTTGACTTGAGTGCTGTATGATTTGCCTGGCTTTTTAGGATCTTTGTAAGCAACAGTATAGGTAGTTGCGCCTTGACCTTCTGCCATACCTTGCTCACGCGGGCTGTCCAGCATCTGCTGCACTTGACGCACATAGCCACTCACATCACTGGTGCCAATTTCATCATCGGGTCCTATGTTCACGCGATCAGCTAGTTCATCCACTGCCGCCATCACACGTTCAGGACCGTGCTGGGCCAGCATGCCAGTGTGTTGCATCATGATACGGTGCAAGATGGCACGAGCCACAGGATTGGACTCTCTGTCGCCCTCCATGACGCCGCGTTCTTTCTGGCTGGAAATGTAGTCAGCAGCGGTGTCCGCATAGTCCGTGGCCTTGGTGATCTTTTTCTGTGTCCACTCAGGCATGTTGTCATTGTTGTCCAGCATGCCAATCAGCTTGCGAGCCGAACGCATCATGGTCAGAAGTTCGTCTTTGGCCATGGAGCCTTCTTGGTCATACTCGCCAGGATCTTGATCCGCAGTATCACTGTATTGTTCTGAACTGCCGCAGCCACAGCCTGAGCTGCCGCATTCCATGCAGGTTTGTTCAAATGTGTAGCCGTAGCTTTCCAGCAACTCAATCATGCGATCATCTGCGGCAATTACCACACCGTCGTTGCGGTTTTCTAAGACCACGCTTTCAATCAGGCATTCTTCACGAATGTTGATGGCAAACGTGTCGCCCACCAGAGGGTTGTCAGCAGCATGTTTGGATTCTTCAAGATAATCGCGTAGGCTTTTCATTATTGTCCTTTGTATGATTTCCACAAGTTTGCTGTCATTGCAAAAATGCTTTCGTCAATGTCTTTTTTCTTGACAGCATTGGTTCCAGGAATCTTTTCACCAACTTTGACATTGTCATCAGCTAGGCCTTTGGTAAACAGGTTGCCTTCTTCGGTTTTTTCTTCGTCAACTGCTTTTTTCTTCACGCCAGCCATTTCCATCATTCTAGCAATGGGATCTTGTTCGTTCATGTCATTGTACCAGTCATCTGTGCCGTACGCTTCTTCCTTGGCCGCATCAGAATCCATACCGCCTGCTGTTAGGTCATGGTAGTGATCCATTCGTTCTGCATCACTTGGCCCTTGGCCTTCAGCAGTGTACTGACGCTCCTCTTGACTGGCAATAACAGGAACAGTAGTTTGTCCAGTTGACTTGGGCTTGTTCAGGCCGCCTGAGTACTGAAACGCATCGTCACTGGTTTCAGTGTTGGTTGGCCAGTCTGGCTTGTTTTCATCCACCATGTCAGGTGCTTGACTGTAGGAATGGTCATGATCGTGACCGCTGCCCATGCCAGCCATTTTTAACATCTGAGCCAGTTTGTCAGCATCATCTCCTGTGGCTGTGACTGTCAGGCTCTTGCCTTGGCCGTCTTGTGCGTCTGAGTTCATGCTCATGTTGATGCTCATGCTTTCGTCAAGACGGCTCATGCTTTCAGAAATCATGCTTTCAAGGTCATGATTCATGCTGTCATAGATGCCGCCACCAAAGTTGAATCCACCGCTGGATTTTTTGCCACCCTCTGCTGGTGCAGTGGCCACGCTGCCGCTGGTGGTAGTTTCTTCAACTTTTTCTTCTGGCTTGGAACTACGCTTGCTGACTTTTTTGCTGTTGTTAGCAGGACTGTCTGATTCTTCTGCTTTTTCAGGCAGGCCCTTGTGCTTGGTTGCAGCAAAATCTTTGGCTGCTTTCTTGGGCATTTCTTTGGCTACTTTGGCAACTGCTCCACTGGCAGGCTTTTCACCTTTTTGTGCAGCATGCACCATGCCCATGAACTTTTGTTGCTTTTTGCTAGTTGCTTTTTCGTTCACTGGTTCTTCGTCTTTGCTCACAGTATAACCAGCTTTTTTCAGCATCTTGATAGCTGCGTCAACTTCAGCATCATCGCCTTCGCCAACCATCTTGTGCTTGGTCACAGCACCTTTGTGCTTGGGCAATTTGATATCTTTACCTGTGACACCAAAAGCACTGAAATCAGGCTTCATGACCTCACCTGTTTCACTGTCAGCGCGGTTCTTGGGACGACCACGTCCACGTTGTGTTTGTACCTTGGGAGCGTCTTCGTCGTCCTTGCGACCATAGCCACCTGGTTCTGACGTGTGACGACGACCGCCAGGAATCTCTTTGGTCGCTTCGCCCATGCCACGCACAGGTTGTTTGCCTTTGCCTAGTGCAGATTTCATTGCTTCGGCAGCAACGTCACCCAACATCTCATCAACTTCTTTCTTGGCGCCGGCAATCTTGTCGGCAAAAGTAATTTTGTCTGTAGGCGGTGCTAATGCAGCAAATGATTTTTGTTTAGCAGGACTCATTGCTTCCATGTACTTGGGTTCTTTAGCTCCGGGTTGTCGCGGCGCTGCACCAGAACTTTTTTCCAAGCGGCGCAGCAATTCTTCATCACCGGGTGCTAGCACATCAGCAACTTTTTTTGCACCACGAGCCACACGGTCCATGAC